AATATTATACGGATGGCCGCTTTACCCATGTGCAATTCAAATTAAAGTTGCATAATTACCAAAATGCCATTTGGGTCTCACTATATATTGAGACCCGATATACCAGGGATAAATGTCTGAGACCCAATTGACCAAGTCAATGGCTCCTCCCAAGCGATTTCTCATTAATTGCAAAAATTATTTTCTCACTTATCCACAGTGCCCCCTCACCAAAGAGGAGGCACTTTCCCAAATTATAAACCTCTCAACACCCACAAATAAACTGTTCATCAAAATTTGCAGAGAACTGCACGAGAATGGGGAACCTCATCTCCACATGCTTGTGCAATTCGAAGGCAAATTCAAGTGCCAAAATAAACGATTCTTCGATCTGGTATCCCCAACCAGATCAGCACATTTCCATCCGAACATTCAGGGAGCTAAATCAAGCTCCGATGTCAAGTCCTACATCGAGAAGGATGGAGATACACTCGAATGGGGCACATTCCAGATCGACGGACGATCTGCTCGTGGAGGCTGCCAGAATGCTAACGATGCATGTGCAGAGGCTTTAAACGCAGGTTCTGCAGATGCAGCTTTAGCAATAATAAGGGAGAAACTCCCAAAGGATTTTATTTTTCAATATCATAATTTAAAATCCAATTTAGATAGGATTTTCATGTCTCCTCCAGAGGCATATGTTTCACCCTTTCTTTCTTCCTCCTTCGATCAAGTTCCAGAGGAACTCGAAGTCTGGGTGTCCGAAAATGTGATGGGTCCCGCTGCGCGTCCATGGAGGCCGAATAGTATTGTCATTGAGGGTGATAGCAGGACAGGGAAAACCATGTGGGCAAGGTCTCTGGGACCACATAACTATCTATGTGGCCACCTGGACCTCAGTCCAAAGGTATACAGCAATGACGCATGGTACAACGTCATTGATGATGTCGACCCCCACTATCTAAAACACTTTAAGGAATTCATGGGGGCCCAAAGGAACTGGAATAGCAATGTCAAGTACGGGAAGCCAGTTCAAATTAAAGGTGGCATTCCCACTATCTTCCTCTGCAATCCAGGCCCGACATCATCATATAAAGAGTACCTCGAGGAAGAAAAAAATTCATCCCTCAAAACCTGGGCCATAAAGAATGCATCATTCATCACCCTCGTCGGCCCACTCTACTCAGGTGCCAATCAAAGTCAGCCACAGACTCGGGAAACGCAAACCAATCCGCAGGAAGAGGATTGATTTAAATTGTGGCTGCACATACTTCCTACATATCAACTGCACCAACCATGGATTCACGCACAGAGGAGAACATCACTGCAGCTCAGGCCAAGAATGGCGTCTATATCTGGGAAATATCAAATCCCCTGTATTTCAAGATCCTCAACCACGACGTCCGACCAATGTCCCGACCATGGGACATAATCAAAATACAAGTGAGATTCAACCACAACCTGAGGAAGGCATTGGGGATTCACAGATGTTTATTGACCTTCCAGGCCTGGACGAGCTTACGCCCTCAGACTTCTCATTTCTTAAGAGTATTTAGTAAACATGTAATTAGATATCTAAATAGTTTAGGTGTGCTTTCAATTAACAATTTAATTAGAGCAATTAAATTTGTATTGTATAATGTATTACATGGCACATAACATGTAGCAGAAGCATATGATATAAAATTTAATATTTATTAATTCAAAACAGAGTCATAAAAATAAACCCTAATTTTAAGGGTTGCATACAAAGGATTATTGGCATGAGTACATGCCATATACAGCAACAAAGCATTCTCCGTATGATTTTCGTATTTCCCAGCCTCTTGATGATTATACATCACGTGCGTATTTAATTTCATAAATTTCTTCACCAGAGCCTGTTCCTTCGTACCAGAAGGACCTCCGGTCACTGCAGCATGGAATTTCCTCATCACCTGGAACCTATCACGTAGATCATTCTTCACAGTCGCCGTGCTCGGCTCATTATCAAACATATTAAATACCTGACCGAAATCCATAGGACTACCATAGGGACGCCTATCACGAACAACAAAGAACATAGCATGATTCGTGTGGTTCTGTTTCTTGATGTCATCATCCATCCACACCTTCCCCAAGATATATATAGACTTGATGCAGAACCTCTTACCAGTTCTATGAGTCAAACCTCCACCCTTAGTCACATCGGAAATACATCGAACCTTCCCAATATGAGACACGTCATCTCTCTGCTCGTATGACTGGACCTTACATGGGCCCTCACAACCACGTGGAACATCAGGGCTTCTGTACATTCTGTACATTCTGGGCTTCCTGTACATGGGCCGGTTGACCCATGCACGACGTCTGTTTGTGCCGAGGGCAATAGGGACAATAGCACGGCTCGCATAAGGGCTGTCGAAGTTCAGACGACGACGTACCTTTGAGGCGGGTAAGGAAATCAAAGTATCTGCGGGTCGCTTCGACATATTTCTTGGCCCGTAAAACTGAGATCAAATCACGTATCAGATCGTGGCCCAATGTATTGGGCTCGTACTCCTTCTCTACGGCCTGCAAATACTTGCAGGCTAACATGCACCGAAAACCATGGACAGTGTCAGGGAACTCATTCACCAAAGGATCCCACATTTTGAAGTCCACGAAACTTAGGGCCCAAGTATATAGGCCCAAAATATTTATCTAAGCTCAAATGGGCCATTTTAATTGGCCCAATAAAAGCGCGTGGGCCCAAAAGTCACTATCAAAAAGCGCGGCCATCCGGT